TCGGATCGTGGTCAGGGACCAGTGACCCGATGTCTGAAGATGGTATCCCAATTAGTGATGACGAATCGGTAGACTACGAGCGTGAGATGGATACGGATATAAACTTCTATGACCGTCACGAGAATATGCTTCGAGTAGTGCACATGGAGTACTGGGAATATTACAAACGGTACTATGTGTTCAACCCGGAGAATGGTTCATTTGAGGAAGTCCCAGCTTGTCCATCTAAAGAGCAGAAGATAGCGTTCCTCAACGAGTTTGAGGAAGAGATGACATGCGAGATTATGTATGATAAGCGAGTGAAGTGGCTGCAGTTCATCGGAGAAGAGATTCTCTATGATGACGTGTCTCCTCTTCCGTTCGCAGGGTTCAGTATTGTTCCTGTATTCGCCTATCGGGACGTGAGCAAGAGATCCCAGAACCACTTTGGGCTTGTTCGCCTTATGAAAGATCCACAACGAGAGGTAAACAAACGATGGTCCCAAGCACTGAACATGTTGAATCAGCAAGTCCAACCGGGTGTGTATGCAGAAACGGACGCCTTTGTGGACGAACGCCAAGCTCTTCAATCTATGAAGGTGGCTGGCGACATTACATGGGTGAATGCTGGTGCTCTAACGGGTGGCAAGATCAAAGAAAGAACAGTTCCTACGTTCCCGAATGCCCCTATGCAGATGGAGCAGTTCAGCCAGGACATCATGAAAAAGATCACTGGGATAAACCCAGATCTCCTTGGTCAAGACCGAGGAAGGCAAGAACCAGGGGTTGTCGTGCGCCTGCGACAACAGCAAGGGATGACCTTGTTAAAGCCTTTGTTCACGAACTTCAACTTCATGAAGAAGGAGTTGTTCAAACGGCAGCTGGCCATCATCATGACCTACATGCCTGACCGCCAAATCATCAAGATTCTAGGACAGAACGATAGATACCAGATAGATCCTCAGACTGGGGTGATAACTGACATGATGTCTGCCCGACAGAATCCGGAGACTGGTGAGACAACCTACACAAGGCAAGCAGAGATACGAGATGTCCGGAGCCTAGAGTACAATGTTATTGCGGAGGAAGCTCCTGGTAATATGACCAAGAGAATGATGGAACTGCAGGCTCTTCTGGAGATGGGTGATAAACTACCTGTACCACCTGAGCAGATTATTAGTAAGATGGAACTGGCCGCCACAGAGAAGGAACGGTGGATCGAGTACATCAAATCGCAGGAACAGGCAAACGCCCAGCAACAGCAGGAGATGATGGCTAAAGAGATCGAGTTCAAGGACCGTGAGATCAAGAATGATGAGACTCAAACGGCGAACGAGTTCTTAATCGACATGGCTAAACTCCGACAGATGGGTGAGAAAGACGAGAAGAGCATGATTACCAAGTTAACAGGCATGAAGCAACAGGAACAAGCTGCAATGAAACAACTTGCACTCGACGTCCTGAAAGCTACTGCGGAGATGGAACAAGATGCAGAGGCTGCAGGACAGGAACTGGGACTGGACGCTATTAAGGCCGGAGTAGAGTTGACGCAGGATGGTAATAAGTTCAAACAGGATCTATCTCAGGACGCCCAGAAGCACGATCAAGATATGAGGTTTGCGAAAGAGAAGGCTAAGATAGATCTCGATCTTGCGGAGGAGAAAGCGCAACAAGCCATACGAATACTTAAACAGAAAGCAGCGCAACAAGCTAAGATGGCTGCACAGAAAGCCAAGGAAGGAGGGGACAATGGCAAAGAAGGAGACAAAGGCACTACTAAGAAGGCGTAAAGGTTGGATAGGATTTGTCCACGGCTACGCTGACTACATCAAGAATGTGGATTGGGATTCGATTAAGTGGGATAAGAAGACCAAAGCCAAGTCCGTTGAGAAAGACGCAATGGGCAAAGAAATACAGAAGTGGTAACATGGGGCCTCCGCCCATAACGGGAGACAAAGGTTCGGCGGAGTCTCCCCCCTCCGCCGCTACCTAATCTTAAGGGGGTGGCCGCAAGGCAAGGGAGAGAGAAATGGCAGAGAACGACAGTGACCTATTAGCAACTCTTTTAGATGAAGAGAAGGCTGTTGAAGACGGAACGACTCAAGAGCCGGGTGTTAATATGGACGAGTACAATGCATTGAAAGCCCAAGTCGAAGAATTGAACAACGCTAATGTAGGATTGCTAAAAGCAAAGCAAGCTCAAACATCTAAACGACAGGATGCCGATCAGCGTCTTAGTCAGATTGAGGGTGCACTTAACGCAATGCTATCACAACGCCAACAGCAGGGCTACGAATCTGTAACAGAAGGACAAGCTGCTGATGCCCGTAAGCAAGGCATTCCTGTGTCGTATGACGACGACGGTAATGGGTGGATTGATCCCACTTATATCCAACAGTTGACGACACCGTATGCACAAAAGATCAACGAACTGGAGGCGAAACTTCAGCAATCCAGTGCTGCTTCCTCTGCTCAGACACAAGCTGAGAAGATTATGGAAGGCATCATTGGTGAGGACGAGCGATATGGCTCTGCTAGCCGCAGATACCGGGCCGCTCGTAAATGGGTTGAGGATAAAGTTTATGATTTTACTAGCAGTAATGGGATCAGTAAACCATTAGATTCTGGACAAGCTCTGGATAATGTATTCAATGAGAAATACATGCAAGACGAGTTTGCGAAGAGGTTTGAGGGTTTGGATCTCGTGGATGTTGTGACAGCAGAAGACTCCGAGATGAGTTTTAGGAGAACACTCTCTAATATCGCAAGTGCCACTGGAGTAAAAGAAGACGATATTCTAACCACGCCCAAGGAAAAGATGGATAGCAGGTTTCAAAAGGTTCTAGACAAACCATCCGCCCTTGGAGGCCAAGCTAACGCTAAGGCAGGTCAGTTGACAGTCTTAGAAAGAATAAACAATATAGGCACAGAAGAACTTTTGGATTTTAGCGATGATCAAATCGAGACTCTCCTGAAGTTGGCTAGTAAAGAATAACTGTGCAAAGTCGGATGGTACCAAATGTAATTTATAAAGGAGATACAAAATGGCAGTAACACATTTTGGTACTAATGATGCACAAGCGATCAAACTTTGGAGTACAGTCACCATGCGTGAAGCTCTTAAAGCTACGATGGCTAGTAAACTGATGGGCACAGGTAAACGTGCGATCATCCAACGCCTGACTGAACTTGAGAAGGGTGCTGGGGATACCATCAAATACGACCTGTTGATGCAAATGACAGGTAACGGCGTTGAAGGTGACAACCGGATGCGTGATAACGAAGAGGCGCTGGTCTACTACCAGGACTCTGTTGCTATTGATCAACTTCGGAATGCTCACGCCTTCCGTAGAATGTCTCAGCAACGTACCCTGCATGACATGCGAATGGATGCTAAATCGAATCTAGCGGATTGGTTTGCTGGAACTTTCGATACTTATCTGTTCAATTATCTGTGTGGTAACACTGGTTTCAGTTTTGCCGGGAACACCCCGACAGATCCGGACAGCGACCATTACATCATATCTGGTGACGTAGCTTCCACAGGCGTTATCGCTACTGATGAAGTTTCTTTGGGTAACAATGATCAGATTCAGCTTGCTGATTTTGATTATGCTAAAGAAGCAGCCAAAACCTTGACACCGCCTATCCGTCCTGCACAGATAGAGGGTGGAGAGTACTTCGCAGTCGTCCTGCATCCGTATCAGGTGACTGACATTCGTCTTGATGTTGCGAACAGTGCTTACACAGATTGGCCAACCATCCAGATGTATGCTAACAAACGAGGTCTTAAGAATCCTATCTTCACAGGTGCCCTTGGCGTCTACAATGGTATGATTCTTTTGGAGAGTACTTACCTGCCAGCTTTCACTGGTGCCGCAGTTAACACTGTACGGCGTGCGCTGTTCCTTGGTGCCCAGTCTGGCGTTTTCGCTATGGGTTCTGCCTATGACGGAATCGAGAAAGAACGTATGGGTAAAGACAACCTGATGTCTTGGTATGAGCAGACTGATGACTTTGGTAATGAGAAAGCCATCTCTGTCGGATCTATATTCGGCATGAAATCGACCCTGTTCAACAGCAAAGACTATGGTAAGATCGTCATTACCTCTTATGCTGCTTCTCACAACGTGTAATAAGTAAAGCCTTGTAAGCATAAATGGTGATGCACCGCACTTGTAATGCGGGGAAGAGGGATCAAAACCTTCACAAGGCTCCACAGTATAAAGTCCGGGGTAAACAGGTATTCATCGTAAGGTACTGTTCCCCCGGCAAAATCCCCCGAGAGATCGTAACTCTCCAAAAGGTTTTAATCATGGCTAAAGAATATACAACTACTGGTGGAACTACATTCGACATGAATGATCCAGCAGTTAACCCCGATGCAAAGAATGTCACCACTCCTCGTGAGGGCGGATTTACTCTTCGCAATCGGATCAACTTCAGTAATCCTGAGATCGTCGCTGCTGGCGCTAACATGCTGGCCAACAATGGTGCAGCTGGTGCCGTAGCTAACATCTTCAAGATTCTGACAGTTCCTGCTCGTGTTTCCATTAAGAGTCTTCGCATCCTGAAGGTTCCTGGCGAAACCAGTTTCGCTGGTGCCCACACTTCTGCTGGTG